CGTCACCCTCAACTCGGTGGTGGACTACATCAACGAGAACATCCCAGAGGGCGATCTGGCCCCGGTACTCAAGGCAGCCCAGCAGAAAGCCATTGCAATCGGTGCAGCAGCCCCAGACGCAGACGGCAGACTAGTAGCCCAGCCCATCACACTGCGCCAGGCAGAAAGCCTGCGCCAAACCTTCCAGCGTGCTGGCTTTGAAGGCGCAGACCAGTTCCACGGCGGCAGCCTGCGCCGGGTCTTTGACGTTGAGACCGAAGGCATGGGCGGGGACCTCTACAAAAAGGCCCGTCAGACTCGCATCGATCAAGCACGCAAGTTTGAGAACCGTGCCATCGTTGCCCGTCTCATCAAGAACCGCAAAGGAATGGAAGACCCACAGGTCGCAGCCGACCAGGTTTTCCGCAAGTCCGTGCTGAACTCCTCACCAGAGGAAATCACGTTTTTGAAGCGCGTCTTGGTCACCAGCGGCAAAGATGGCCAGCAGGCCTGGAAAGAGCTGCAAGGGGCCACCGTGCGCCACCTCAGAGACGAGGCCACCAAAGGCATGGGCATGGACTCACAAGACCGCCCCATGATCTCCCCGGCCAAGCTGCACCAGTCCGTGCAGGCTCTCGATGCCAATGGCCGCCTGGATGTGCTTCTCGGAAAGAAAAACGCACAGACCGTGCGCGATCTTGACGACGTGGTGCGCTACGTCACCACAGTGCCACCAGGCACACTGGTCAACAGCTCAGGCACAGCAGGCACACTCATGGCAGCCATCGCAGAAGCTGGGGCCACAGGTGCACTCACAGGCCTGCCATTGCCAGTGGCATCAGGCCTGCGCCAGATCATCAAGATGCGCCAGGAAGGGCGCACCAAGGCCAGAATCAATGAAGCCCTCAACGCATTGCCACCCGTGCAGCCATGAGCGACAATCCACCATCCAGGAGAACCAGCCATGAGGATTTCAAAATGCTTGCAACTTTTCGCAAATGGATCGCACAGCTGCTTGCGTGGTTCCGGTCACGCCCAAGATCTAAACCTGAACAAATCCAAGGAGAACCAATAATGTCCGCACTCTCGATTCAAGTCCCCTTCCCGGTCTTTCAAGACCGTGACGGGCAGCCACTGGACAATGGTTACGTCTGGATTGGCCAACCGAATCTAAACCCCCAGATAAATCCTGTCGTGGTGTATTTTGACGAAGCCTTGACCATCCAAGCAGCACAGCCACTGCGCACGATCAATGGCTACATCTCAAACTCTGGAACTCCAGCCCAGGTCTACGTCGATGGCGTTGATTTCAGCATCTTGGTACAGGACAGCAAGGGGACGATGGTCTACAATTTCCCAGAGGCTACCGGCATCGGCGCACAAGCCTCCGGTGTAGCCTTCACAGGCTTCAAAGGACAAGTCGGTACAGTTCAAAGCCTTGCTGGGAACACCGGTTCTGATTGGATCGGGTTTACTCAAGCAGGCACTGGTGCTGACCCCATTTCAGCTCAAGACAAAATGCGCCAGATCGTCAACGTGGACGATTTTGGCGCTGTTGGTGACGGAGTTACAGATGACACCGCTGCAATCCAAACCGCCATCGATTACGTTCAGGCGCAGAACAGCGAACAAATAGAACTGCACTTTGGCGCAAAGAGCTACCGAGTTGTCGGAACTCTGTTTGTTACCGGGTCAGTTCGTTTTGTTGGTCAAGGCTTTTTTGATTTTGACAACGCACGCCCCATCACTAAGCCGGAAAAGGGCACTTGGTTGATCCACGCCTCGACCACAGGCGCGTTGGTCAGTTTTACCGGAAACCTTGGGAAATCGTCGGGTCTGTTTGACATTGCGATTTTTCAAGAAGGCCACTCAACACCAGGGCCGGGTTGGACTCCTGCGGTCCGCGACTGGGTTATCCGCAACGAAAGCACCGTGGGCACTTTGTACCTGAACCGGGTGCATTTCCACAACGTCTATCGCGGCGTTCTAACCGATTTTGCGGTTCGTCCTCAGTATGAAAACATTACCGGTCAGTTCTTTTACCGTGGGTTCTTTTTTGACCGGATCTACGACATCGGCAAATTTGACGGACTTCATGCTTGGACGTACTGGAGCGAAGCTGATTCGGTTTTGCAATGGCAGCAAGCCAACTGCGTTGAAATCACTTTGTTCCGCGTTGATGGGCTTTGGATGGACCGCATTTTTACGTTTGCGGTAGCCGTTAGTCTGTTTGTCACTGTCAGCACCTACGGTGGCTCGGCCAAAGTGATCATGATCGACAGTTTTTACTCCGACTTCTGCGGTCGGGCTATTGTTGTGGACTCCAGCAGCAACGCTCACTTGCAGATCTCCAACTTGTTCCACTTGGGTCAAGCGTGGCCCCCCACCTCCCCAGCAACTGCATTGCCTGGTTCTGCCGTCATCGACATCTCGTCCGGCAGCAACCACTTGGTGCAAGTCAGCAACGTCTATTCCGTCTTGTCGGAAACCCACGCTGTGCGCGTTGACGGCACCTTCAACACTCTATGGATTGGCAGCGGCATTTTTGAATCGTACAGCCGAGGCAGCGCAGGTAACGGCGCTATCAATGTCACCGCCACCAACATCGTTCGGTTTAGCTCGGTTCCTTTGCTCAACCCATACGCTGGTGGTGCGGCCACCATCGTTAACGGCACACCTGGCGGCGTTATTTTTGAACCAACCCGGCAAGTTATTACGCAGGCAAACGTCAATTACCCAGTTACCGCAGGCAACGTAACTGGGCAATTGGTCGCGTACACCGCTGAAGGCGATGCAACAGCAGGTGTGGCTGTCATTGCCAAATCAACAGGCACCGTCAACATTGGCACAGGCACAAACCTTTTGGGGTTCTACAATGCCGCCGCTACAGCCCGTCAAACTGGCGTTCCGGTAACAATTGCCGCTGTGCATCAGGCGTTAGTCAATCTTGGCCTGATCGCACCATAATCGGAACAGGAGTTAAAAATGACTGCAATCTCTACAGCCTTCCCGATCTTCAACGACATTGATGGCCAGCCCCTCGAGGCTGGCTACGTTTGGATTGGCCAGTCAAATCTTGACCCAGTGACAAACCAGAAACAAGCCTATTGGGATCAAGCATTTACACAGCCAGCCACGCAGCCAATTAGGACTCGCGGAGGCTATCCACTCAACGGAACTTCAATAGGTCAGATCTATACAACTCCCAGCTATTCCATCAAAGTAACAAACAGGAATGGTAGCGTTTTATATGATGACCTATTGGTAATTGATTCTGATCCAGTCAACGTCAAAGACTTTGGCGCTGTTGGTGATGGGGTAACGGATGACACTGCTGCGATTCAGGCAGCCATTGACGCATCGGTCAGCGTGTACATGCCTTCTGGCAATTATTTGACCAGCAGTCCTTTAATCTTTAACAGAGGAAACCAAACTCTAAATGGTGATGGTGGGCACACAAGCAAAACTGTAATTCTGGGATCGCACACCAGCGGTCCCGTTTTGCAAATCAAACAACGTAGCCCAAAAATTATCGGCGTTGCTTTTAGGTCAACGCCAACCAGATACGCAGCCACTACGACCACGGGCCACGGAATTCTCATGGGCGGGGACGACACGCCTGCTGGTGCTGCGGTAGTTCTTTCGCGCCAGTGGCTTGAAGATGTCTACATTTTTCAACAGCCCACGGACGGTCTGAATTCTCGGTATGGTTGTGAACTCAGTGAGTACCATCAAGTAACCGTGCAAGACTCCAAGCGGCACGGGTATGTGTTTGACGATGGAACAACCAGTGGAGCAACAAATATAGGCGGCGCACCATTTCACTGGTCTTTGTTTAATGTCCGTGCCCTTGAGTGCGGCGGTAACGCCCTTGTTGTAGGAGCGCCTGGGCAAACCAACTCCCCCCAACAATTATATGCGATGAACTTTCAAGCACTTGGTTGTGCATGGAACAGCGCAGTTCGAATTACTAACCATCAGATATATATTGTTGTCAATGGCGCAATTTTTGACATTATTGATGTTGAAGATCAACAGTATGCAAATTCTGTAACGTCTGGTGGTTCACCAAGAGTTGCCAGTGCAACGCCAACGGGTGGTATTTTTGCTGCTGGAAATAGATATACATTTGACCATCCATATTTTTCGTCATTAACAAACAGCATTTTGTTTTCGGGGAACACTGTATCTCATCGCGTATACACACCGAGAATTTTTTCCGGCACTTATGGCGTTCCACAGGCAGTTTCTTTTACGGTCCCTGCGTCCGTTCTTGATTTCCAAGGAGACTTTGCCACTGCGTCAACAACCGGATCAACAAAACTTGTGACTTGTCAGTCCCAAACATCGCGGTATTTTATTGACGGTGTTGAGTATCTTGGAACAGGGGGAACTCCTTTTGATTTTGCGTTAATCCCCAATAACGTTCCCAGCGTATTGGTAATAAGCACAGGAACCGTGCCTGAAATTGTTTCAAATTTAGTTCAAATTGAGGCACAGTCAGATACCGCGCCATTGGATAGCGTAACCCGTATCAACTTTCTTAATAACTTTCCCCCCGGTCAAATTGTTCGTATTTACGCCAAAGCAGGTGAAACTATCACATATATAAGTGGTACTGCAAACGGTACTAACAACAAAGGAATAGACCTCAATGCGGCAACTAGAGTCGTGACTGACACAGACGAATTGTGGTTAACCTACAGCTCCAGAGATGACCGCTGGAAAGAAGTTGCGTACTTCTAAGGAACAATTATGGCAAACAGATTTTGGGTGGGTGGCTCTGGAACTTGGGACGCAAGTTCCACTACCAACTGGGCGGCTACATCGGGCGGCGCTGGCGGTGTTTCTGCGCCCACAACCGCAGATGTAGTGTTTTTTGACGCTAACTCTGGCACGGCGGCTACGGTTACCATTGCTTCAACAGCGGCCACTGGCGCTACAACTGTTGACAAGTCTGACATAACATTAAGCCTAAGTGGCAACGCAACACTCGCTGTTCAGTCAAACAACTTTACGCTTACATCAGGCACATTAACACTTAACAACAATACTCTTACTGTTGGTCGATTTGCATCAAGTAACACAAACGTCCGAACCATAAATTTTGGCACTGGTAATATCACAGTAACCGGTAATAGTTTTGCTGGCGTATTAGGTATGAATACAATAACTGGGTTTGTGTATTCTGGAACGCCAACATTCAATTGCACTTATTCTGGCTCGGTAGGAACGCGGATAATACGTGCTGGCAATACTGCTGGCGGCTCGTCAGCTACAGCCGTAACAGTAAACATCACAGCAGGAACCGATATTGTTGATGTTGGCGGGCACTTCCTTAATCTGAATTACACCGGGTACAAAGGTGCATCCATAGCGTCTGCTGTTGGTAGGTTTATTTATGGCAACCTGACTTTTGATTCTGGAATGACCATTAGTGGAACCGCTAATTTTCGACTGGCTGGGACATCCGGTGTCCAACAGATCACAACAAACGGAATTACAGTCGATACGCCAATTCTTTGTAACGGCATCGGGGGCACGTTTGCGTTTCAAGATGCGCTGACACAAGGATCGAGCAGAACTTTTACGCTTACCGATGGCACTGTGCAACTCAAAGCGGGTGTGACCAGCACAGTGGGGGCGTTTGCCACTAGTAGCTCGAATCAAAAGTTTTTGCAATCAACATCTGCTGGCGTGCAAGCAATATTGTCGCAATCTGGCGGAACCGTCAACGCCAACAATTTAACCATCAAAGACATCAGCGCCATTGGCGGAGCAACTTGGAACGCTTACACCACCAACAACAATGTGGATGCAGGCAACAATTTAGGATGGGATTTTTCCCTTCAAATCGGTCGTTGTATTTATACTCGACGCAAAAATAAACGAATTCTTCCTTAAGGAGTCATCATGGCCACTAACTCGCAAATTTCTTTCACACCACTCGGCAACACCATTGCTGTCGCAGCAGCTGCAACAGCTCCAGCAGGCGTCCAAGCCCCAGTTTTCACAAAGTTTGACCCGCAAAGCGCAGGCCAATATCGCTTTGTCAATGGTGGTGTCAACACAGTTTTTATTGGCACAGGAGCAACCGCAGCCGAGGCCACAGCCAATGCCGTTGCTCCAGTCGGTGGCAGCCCATCAGAGGCTATCCCACTGTTGCCTGGAGCAGTCGAGATCATCCGATTCAACAAGGACACTTTTTTTAGCGGATTTGCTTCCGCCGGAACCACCGTCTACGTTACGCCCGGCCAAGGCATCTAAGTGTTGGAGGCCGACATCATGGCGGATGGGAACGAGATCGATTTGGTCAAGTACGGCGTGCTTTGGCAGAAAGTCCAGGACATGGACAAGAAGGTGGACAAGATGGAACGCAACGTCGAGGAGCTGCTTGCGCTGGCCAACAAAGGTCGCGGCGGCTTCTGGATGGGCATGACCATCGCGTCATCGGTCGGCGCTGTCGTCGCGTGGATTGCCGGTCATGTGAAGGCATAAGCAATGCTGGCTGAGATCGCAGCGGCAAACGCAGCGTTTTCTGTCATCAAGGCAGCACTTGCCAACGGCAAAGAACTGCACCAACTCGGATCACGGGTTTTCGACTACTTCGACAACAAAGCCAAGATTCAAGAGAACGCCACCAAGAAGGGTGGCGGCTCTGACTTAACCGAGTTCATGGCGCTGGAGCAGCTCAGGCAGCAAGAAGAAGATCTGCGCGAGCGCATGGTCTACGCAGGCAGACCAGGCATGTGGACCGACTGGCTCAAGTTCCAGGCCCAGGCAGCCAGGCAGCGCAGAGAAGCCAAAGAGGCGGCAGAACGCGAAGCACTTCGGCGCAAAGAAGCCCTTGCCCAACTTGTTGAATACATTGCCCTTGGCATGGCCTCACTGGTCTTGGCCGCACTGCTGATCTACGGCATCGTCTTGTACATGTTGCACCTGAGATGAGCGAAGAGAAGCTGAACGCCAACTCCACCCTGGACAAGGTGCTCGGGTATGTGGACTCGCCGTTCAAGCTGTTTGCCATCCTCATCATGGGCGTGGTGGCCTTTGCCGGGTACTTCCTTTGGCAAAACCAATCCTTCATGATGGATGCCTACAAGGAGTCCAAGAAGCTGCCAGAGATCAATACCTCACGGGCAGATGACGCTAGTTCGATGCTGCTCAAAAAGACCAATGCAACGGTGGTAGCGATCTTCAAGGTCAACCCGCTGTTCAACAGCCGAGTGTTGTACCGGGCCTACACCAAGGACGGCAGGGACAAAGCCATCGAGGACATCGACGTCGGCCTGTTCAGTCAGAACACAGCCAACAACTCGGATGTGGTGCGCCTGATGACCAACGAGATCCCGTGCAGTGATTACCGCTACGCGCAGTCCGAGGTCGGGCTTTGGTACTTGGAGAAGGGCGTCACCTACACCTGCCGGGTCAGCGTCCCACCAGACAGCCATCGTTTTGTTGGCCAGATCACAGTCGGCTGGGCAGAGCAGCCCCAGGACATTCAACAGGTAAAATTTATGCTGGAGATCGCCAGCGCAATGCTCACTAAAAGGGGAAATTGATATGGATTGGCTCAAACAAATCGCACCGACAATCGCCACCGCAATGGGTGGCCCACTGGCAGGCATGGCTGTCTCGGCCATCTCCAAAGCCATTGGCGTGGACGAAGCAAAGGTTGAAGACCTGATCGTCAACAACAAGCTATCAGCAGATCAGATCGCCCAGGTCAAGCTGGCCGAGATCGAGTTGCAAAAGCAAGCGCAGGAGCTGGGCCTGAATTTTGAAAAGCTAGCAGTCGAGGACCGCAAGTCAGCCAGGGATATGCAGGCAGCCACCAGGTCAATGATGCCCCCCATATTGGCTGGCGCTGTGACCATCGGCTTCTTCGGCATCATGGTGATGATGTTCTTCAACCAGATCGACAGCAGCAATCCAGCCATCCTCATGATGCTGGGCAGTTTGGGCACGGCGTGGACCGGCATCATCGCCTATTATTTTGGCAGCTCTGCTGGCTCTCAGGCCAAGACTGACATTCTTTCAAAGGCAGCAAAATGAACTTAACACCCCATTTCAACCTGGAAGAGCTGACAGCCAGCGAGACCGCAGAGCGCAACGGCTGGGACAACAGCCCAAACGATCAGGAGCTGGCCAACCTCACCAGGCTTGCAGACTTCTTGGAGCAGGTCAAAGTCGTGCTGAACGGCAAGCCCATCATGATCTCGTCAGGCCTGCGCACAAAGAAGGTCAACGACGCAGTGGGCAGCAGGGACACAAGCCAGCACCGCATCGGCTGCGCTGCCGACTTCCGTGTGCCAGGTATGACACCAGACCAAGTGGTCAAGGCCATCGTCGCCAGTGGCATTGGCTACGATCAGGTCATCCGCGAGTTTGATCGCTGGACTCACATCAGCGTGCCGAACAGCGTGGACACCAGCCCCCGCAGGCAGGCTTTGATCATCGACAAGGCTGGCACCAGGCCTTACGCATAAACGGCGGCGCAAGCCACCAAGAAGGCCAGCCAGAGCATCCCCAAGATGCCCACCACAAACCACCAGGCCACACGCCTGAGCATGTACCGCCACACAGACTGCGGCAACAGCTCAGGCCCGTGCAGCTTCTTCCCGATCTTGGCCACACGCACAGGGCAGTTCGGGCCCTGCCTGCAATTCCCAAACTCGTCGCAGCAGTTCATGGTTTCACTCGCTTTCTCATGCTCAACATCTCTGCCCTGCAATCGTTCCAGCCTTGGATGTACTCGGGGTGCTCACCCTCTCGCGTTCCAAACGCATCGGGCACGGCTGGCTGTGCGGGTGGGGCGGCGTTTCTTGGATAGCCTCTTGCTCCAACATTTCCACAGCTTGGACAAGTAATGGCTTGCCAGCCAAGTGCCGCTAGTTCTTCACAGTCCGAGATTGAACGTCTGTTTTCTGTGTAAACAGGGATCAATTGATGTGTTCTCGGCCACATTTTTGAGGCTTCCAAATCAGCATCAAACATTCTTGATGGCCCGAAATGCCAAGCAGAAACACCAGCAGCATTTTTGTAATGCCATGCGTAAGGCTCCTGCACAGGTGCTGGCTGCTTCGGCACACAGCCATGTTTTGTGCAGTGCGCTACGTTTTCACATTCATTGCAGATCATGCTTGCTCCTTGTCTTGTTCTTTCATGGACGCTTTAAGAAACTTGCTCAAGCGAGTAATCTTTCCTTGGTGGTACTCAACCATCTTGGCGGTGTATTCTTGATGCGCCTGAGACTTCAACAGTTCACGGCGTGATTCTTCAAGCTCACGCAGCGCAAGTGTCTCGGCGCTTGGTGGCGCATATAAATTCTGCACCCAGCTGTACATTTCACGGATCATGTCAACTCCCTCTCGGCCATCTCGTCGGCCATCTTTGCCCAATAAGCCTGGCTGATACTCATCACCAGGATGCCCACTTGATCGAACTTGCGCTCAGACAGCACCTTGCCCAAGACGATCTTCTCATTCGCGCTCGACTCGTCCAGCGCTTCGCAGATGTTCACCCCATCAAACGGGTCGCACGCCTCGCCATGCGTCAGCAGTTCAGCAGCTCGCGCCTCGATTGCAAAGGCCAGGCTCTCGGCTCTGTCCTCATCATCTTGGCGGCTGTTCATCATTTGGGTGTTCATGCAGCTCATGCTGACAATCCAAAGAACAGGCAAGCGGCCATGCCGACACCAATTGCGAAAGCCAGGGCATAACCAGCCACTCGCTCCCAAAGCGGCTCTGTGCGGCCATATCCCTGCACCCAGGTGCAGTCTGCAAAGTTACGGGGTGTTGTGTAATTCTTCATGTCATTCTCCTGAAAGGTGGGGCCAGTGGCCCCGGTTGATTAAGCTGTCAGAAATTTGTGGCGGCGAACTTGGGCGGTTGCATAAGCCCAGGCAGTTGCTGTGGCCTGAGATGGGAAAGATCTGCTGCGTTGCTGCACGCCAAACTCTTTCCATTCGCCGTTAACTTTGCGTGCGTTTTGCACCCAAGCGGCAAAGGTTGTGCCGTTGTTGTTCAGGCCGACAACCCAGCCAACTTCTCGGCCTTTGCTGTCCTTACGGCCTGTGCCGATATAGGTTTCTGTCATGTCGTTGTAGTCATTTGCCATGTCGGTTACTCCGGTTTGGTTGTTGCGATGCCCACATCTTACCACACTATTTCCCACAATCTCAAACATGGGACAAACCCTTATATCGCAGTGATCTCCACATCATGCGGTTTGCGCTTCCCATCCAGCAGCTCATGCAGGCGCTTCTCAGTCAGGCGGTGGCAGCGAATCATGGCCCTTGCAGGCAGCACATCCAGCAGAGCGGCGTAGTCCTCCAGCACAGCACGCACGGCCTGGATGCCAGCACCATCCAGCCGGATCGCGCCACCGGCAGTGTTGCGGCGGCCAGCATGGGCCATAGCGGTGATGGCGTCCATCAGCAGGCCAGAACTGTCCTCGCACACTTGCATGGTCTCGATCAGGGTCTCCATCAGGTTGACCGCATCCGACACCACCCGCCAGTCGTCCGTGGTAGGGCTTGGCGCTTTTTCCATAGCGGCCAGACCCTCGTACATCCTGGTGAGCTGGTACGTTTTCCAGGCCAGTGGCAGCGGCTCGGTCGGGCTGGCCATCATCTCGTCGAGAATCGTGTAGCGCTTCGGCCTTTGGGCCGGGCTTTTCTTCCCGGCCTTCCTCACACAAACCCCCGAATGTCTGGCGCTTTCCAGCCCTCTGGCTTGCCGATCTTCCCGCCTTCGAGAATCACAGGCTTGCCATCGACCAGCTTGGCGTCGTTGGAGTCCAGCACAGCACGATCGGCCCCAGGCTTGTCCATGCCTGCCATATAAGCCACACCATTGCCAGTGACCTCGGTATCGCACAGCGCGTCCAGCGCATCGGTGCGCAAGTGCACCGGGATGTAAACAAACTGCTCTCGGCGCTTCAGCTTGCCAGCGAACCATTCCAGATCCGTGCGCGTGCGCTCCAACAGCTTGCCGTAGCCCTCAGAGTCGCTTCGCAGCGCCCCCAAGAACTCGCAGAACTCCTCCAGGTGGCAGCCGATCTGCACAGACAGATTCTCGGTGTCAGGCTCTTTGCCGCAGGCCTTCAACCAGGCCTCAGTGCGTTCGTAGTTCGTCATGCTTTCACCTTCTCAGACTGGCGTGCCAGTTCCAGCTTGATGCAGTGCAGGATCTGCGCGGCCAGCGTGCGGGTGTTCTCCTCGGCCATCTTCCGCAGCTCGATCTCCACATCCGCAGGTAGCCGCAACGTCATGTAGCGGTCTTTGATCTTGTCGGTCGGCATCAGTCAGTCCCCCCGGCGTTGGCGATCGTCTCCTCAAACATGTCCATCGTCGCGCCAGCTCCGGCCAGCTCGATAGCCGTGCCACCAGTCAGCAGGCTCACCAGATCATCCTGGCCAGCCACCTCAATGTCGAAACGGGTCTGGGCGGCGTACTTGATGGCTTGGGCCTGGTTGCTTGCGCGAATCAGGCGGTGCTTGTTGGTCTCCACATCCGTGACCAGGTAAATGCGTGTGCTCATTTTTTACTCCAAATTTTTGATGGTTACAAAGGCCTGAATCTGCCCTTTTGCAGTTTCAGCACCTTTGCACACTTTAACACAATAACCCACTTCTTCGAGGTATTTGATCCAGTCCTTTTGCTCGGCACTGACCGCGCCACCCTTCGTGCGCTTCATCTCCACCCACAGCCCCCAAGCAGGCACAAACAGATCAGGCACACCAGAGGAAACGCCCTCGGCTTTCAGGCGGCCAGCGGTGGCAGGGCTTCGCGCTCCACCGTTCGGGATGGCAAAGATCCGCACCCCTTTGTAAGTCTGGCGAAACCAGCGCACCACCTCGCGCTGCTCCTCATGCTCGGTGGGTATGCGCTCGGCGGTCAAAACGGGATCTCCAGCATCCACTTCGGGCATTCGCCCACAGCCTCGGCAAACTCTGCTGGCGGCTTCATGAAGAACTCCACACACATCCCATCGTTGCCATAGTTCTCGCACGTGTGGCAGCAGCGCGGTGGCCCAGCGCGATCCCACTCGCGCCACTGGACCAGGAACTCGGGTTCGGGTGGCCTGCTCATTTCAGCCCCCTTTGCATTGCCTTCACCCAGCACCGGGCACAGTGCCACTTCGCACGCAGCTCGACACCGCCCCTCGGCTCCTTGGCCACCTTGCACAGATCACACACGCGCAGCTTCTGCGCCTTCACCAGTTCATCAATCATTCCCAACTCCTTTTCATCACTCTAAAAAATTTCCCGTCCTTGCGATATTCAATCAGCTTCGGCGGCGTGGCGTTGTTCATGTTCTGCACCATCTCGATCATGGTCTGCACATTCAAGCCACCCGGCACAATGCTTGCGCTGTTTGCAATACTCAGCAGCAGGCCCATCGCCCTCTGGCCAGCGTAACCTTCGTGCATGATCGGCAAGTATTCAGTGATCGGCGGGTCACTCAGCCCCCCGTAGTACGTCACCGCCAGCATTTTGATGCCAGACGCTCGGCTCGTATGCTCACGCCAGGCCCAGCTGCTCACCTCCAGCTCCTTGCCTTCCAGCCCCATGATGTCGTCATTTCGCAACACCATCGCCTTCTTCACAGGCTCAGGAAACTGCTCACCGCACGACGGGCAAGTCATCATCGAGATGTGCACCAGCTCCCCACAGTGGTCGCACACCTTCACCGGTGCTTCGCCCTCACCATCGCTGCTCGACTTCTTCGGCGGCTGCACATTCGTGATCGGGCCATGGGTCTCCACCACGCCAGCAAAGTCCAGCACCAGGCAGTGATCGGTGTGGCTCTTGACCCTCATGCCACGGCCAGCCATCTGCACATAAAGGCTGGCGCTCATCGTAGGGCGCAGCATGGCCACCAGGTCGATATCGGGGTAATCAAACCCGGTGGTCAGCACATTCGCGTTCGTCAGCGCACGCAGTCGCCCAGCCTTGAAGTCGGTCAGGATGCGCTCGCGCTCCTTCTTCGGTGTTTCACCAGTCACACACTCAGCAGCCACCCCCTGCTGGCGCAGGGCTTCGGCCACGTGCTGCGCGTGCTGCACACCGGCGCAAAAGAACAACCACGCCTTGCGCTCACCGGCCAGGGCCATCACCTCGCGCACGACAGCGTGGTTTTGGTCGTCCGTGTCCACAGCAGCTTGCAGCTCGGATTCGATGAACTCACCTCCGCGCTTCTTCACACCAGTGACATCCAGCTTGGCCTTGGTGATCTTCGAGCGCAGCGTGGACAGATACCCCTTGAACACCAGCTCCTCGATGCTCACAGGCGTCAGCAGGTCATCAAACATCGCAGGCTTGTCGGTTATCAGGCCATGCCCCAAGCGGTACGGCGTGGCCGTCAGGCCAATCACGCGCAGGCTCGGGTTGATCGCTTTCAGCTCGGCCAGCAGCTTGCGATAACCGCCCCCATCTTTGTGGTTGACCAGGTGGCACTCGTCAATGATCACCAGGTCAATATGCCCCAGCTCTCGCGCCTTGCTCCGCACCGACTGAATCCCAGCAAACGTGATCGGCTCTCCCAAGTCCTTGCGGCCAATACTGGCGCTGTAGATCCCCATCGGCGCACCAGGCCAGTGCTGGCGCATCTTCTCAGCGTTCTGCTCGATCAGCTCCTTGACATGGGTCAGCATCAGCACACGGGTTTCAGGCCAGTTCTGCAAGGCGTCCTTGCACAGCGCGGCCACAATGTGGCTCTTGCCAGATCCAGTCGGCAGCACCAGGCAGGGATTGCCCATGCCACCGGCCTCGAACCAGGCATACAGCTGGTCGATGGTGCGCTGTTGGTATTCACGCAGCATCAACCCACCACCCTTCCACCAAATTGCTTGCGCATGTCGTGCAGTTGCGTCCAGCCCTTATCAGCGCAGGCGGCAGCATTGGCCAGCAGCTCACGCGAACTGAACACGCCCTCGATCTCAGGATCGCCATTGGCCACAGTCGTGCCATTGATCTCATACACGGCGGTGAACTCGTCCGGCCCATCCTTGCGCTGCCACGGCACCAGGTCAGGGTGCAGGACATGGCCCTCGCAGCCTGTACGCTGGGCATCCACCGGAATCACATCATCCCACTTGGCGCAGTGCCAGGTCGAGTCCGACAACGGGGTCGCCATCGCGCAGGTTCGGCAGTTCACATGCTTGGTCGTCTTGCTCCCAAAGCACTGGTCGTGGCCATCACAGAACTTGCACTGATACCAGCTCGGATCAGCGCTCAACGGCTCCGGCATCCGGTCACTCAGGGCAATGCGCTGGCCACGCGCAATGGCAGGCAGCGCCACATCCTTGTCGAACTTCACACGCTCGGTGTGAATCCGGTCATCGTCCTTGCACACGGCCAGATACAGCGCACGGTCCAGGCCAGTCCCGGCCATGTAGACCTGCATCTGCACAAAATGCTCGGGCTTTGACTTCTCCACGCCATCCTTCACCAGAGCATCAAACGACTTCTTCGAGTGCGTCTTGAAC